GGATTTAGTTATAATGAAGTTAGTAGACGGTATGTTGACGATACTCCAGAGTTTTACACTCCAGATACGTGGAGAGGTAAGGCAGACAATGCCAAGCAAGGTAGTAGTGAGAAAGAGATAGATATTAATCCTACTGTACAAGGTGTGCCGCCAGCATTGGTTGACGTATATCAACATGCATTGAAGACATGCCAATGGACTTATGAAAATCTGTTAAGAAAAGGTGTGTGTCCTGAACAAGCAAGAATGGTCTTGCCTCAGTCTATGTATACGAGTTATTATGTTACTGGTTCTCTTGCTGCATTTGCACGTGCTTACAAGTTACGTATTGATAAGCACGCACAAAAAGAGATACAAGAACTAGCAGAGAATTGGAACGCAATCATTAAGGATTTATATCCTGTATCATGGGAAGCATTAACTAATGGCGAGTAAAAAAGACATAGGAACTAACAGAAAGATTGAACTGAACAAGCACCAACAGACAAGCATTGGTCATTCAAACAATACTAATCCAAAAAATAAACATAAGCGCAAGAACTGGAAAAGGTACAGGGGGCAGGGTAAATGAAAAACCTGTGGGAAAAAGATCGTAAGACAATCTTCCGTGAGTTACTGTCTACTTATATGGAAGAAGGTTATAACAGAAAGGAAGCAAAGAAGTTAGCTTCCATTGAAACAGAGGAGATTATGGCAGGTGATATGGCGTTTGTCGATGAGTTGTTAAACAACCAAGAGGAGTAAGTGTAATGAAGAAGAAAGCCAAGCAGCGTGATCCTAACTGGCGTTGGATGCGTGCCTTGGGACACAAGGTAGTCAAGGACAAGACAATCTACTCACGTAAACTTAAACACAAAGGAACGAGAAAAGATGTACCGTCTGGTGAACAAGACCATCAATCAATCTATTGATACAGGAACACTGGACGAAATGCGTGATGTTCTTGAGTCAATAAAGTCCTTGACTAACCATCTTAAATACTCTAACAGATTAAGTCGTAGTCGGCGTAAGCTGACAGTATATGGTGACACAAGCGAAACTATTTATAGGATTGTGAAACTATGATGCAAACGGAAAGCCACGTGGTAAAGCGTGGTCCTTGTCCTGCATGTGATTCAAGTGATGCATGTATGACATACAGTGATGGACACTCATGGTGTTTCAGTTGTTCTACTTACTTTAAATCAACCGATATGGAAGACATGACAATGCAACCACAACAAAGCACAGTACGACCAATGACAGTTAACGGACAGATCACTAGCATTCCTGATCGTAAAATATCAGAGGCTACTTGTAAGAAGTATAATGTACGTACAGTAAAAGATAACTCTAATAAGATTGTACAACATCTATATCCTTACTATGACAAGGACAATAATCATGTAGGTGATAAGGTTCGCAACCTGCCCAAAGATATACGTGCCATTGGCAATGTCGGACAGGGTACACTCTTTGGACAGAACCTGTTCAATCAGGGTGGCAAGTATGTTACCATCTGTGAGGGTGAACTAGATGCACTCGCAGCATACGAGATGCTTGGTAGTAAATGGCCTGTTCTTTCCATCAAGGATGGTGCAGCATCAGCACTACGCAACTGCAAAGCAAACCTAGAATACTTGTCGCAGTACGAGAACATTGTTCTATGCTTTGACAATGATGATTCAGGACGCAAGGCAGCAAAGCAGGTTGCCTCTCTCTTTGAACCTAACCAATGCAAGATCGTGCACCTTGAGTACAAGGACGCTTGTGATTACATTCAGAACGGTAAGCGTGAAGAGTTTACCCGTGCATGGTGGAACGCTAAGATTTATACACCAGCAGGTATTCTTAACCTTGCTGACATGGGTGATGCATTATATGATGAAGGCAACTATAAGACCTGTCTCTATCCTTTCGCAGGACTAAACGAAAAGCTGTACGGTATACGTACTGGTGAACTGGTTACGTTTACAGCAGGTACAGGTACAGGTAAGTCAAGTGTCATGCGTGAACTAATGCACCATGTACTTAATAACACAGAAGAAAACATAGGTGTTATATCTTTGGAAGAGAATGTACGTTCAACTATCTTTCATCTTATGTCAGTCGAGGCTAATGCTAGACTGTACATACGAGAGGTACGCGAACAGTACAGCCGTGAGGACTTGAATACGTGGCAAGAAGCAACGGTAGGTACACGTAGGTTCTTTGCCTTTGATCACTTTGGTAGCATGAAGACTGATGAGATACTTGGTCGCATTCGCTACATGATCAAAGCGTTGGACTGCAAGTGGATATTCCTTGATCACTTGTCCATTCTAGTATCAGGCTTAGAGGGTGACGATGAACGTAGAAACATTGACAACCTGATGACCAAGCTACGATCTATTGTAGAAGAGACTAATGTGGCATTGTTGCTAGTATCTCACCTGCGTAGGACAGGTGCAGACAAGGGACATGAGGATGGTAAAGAGGTAAGCCTTGCTCACCTACGTGGATCACAATCTATTGCACAGTTGTCTGATGCAGTGGTTGCTATGGAACGTGACCAGCAGTCTGATGATCCTAACATTGCTAACACTACTACCATACGTGTTCTAAAGAACAGATACAGTGGTGACACTGGCGTTGCTTCTCACCTATTCTTCAATGGTGATACAGGACGCTTGACAGAAGTGGACAATCTAGGTGATAATGGGGAGGAAGATAACTTAGAAGAGGCGCTTTAATGGATGTAGTTCTGGACATTGAAACTGATTCTCTCGACGCTACACTGGTGTACTGTATTGTAGCAAAGGACAGAGAAACAGGTAAGCACTATGTCTGGAAGGGTGATCAGTGCATCAATACATTTCCTATGTTTGCTAAACGTGTGAACAAGTTTATAATGCATAATGGTATATCGTTTGATGCACCTACCCTTAACAGATTGTTAGGTACACAGATCAAGCTGTCACAGGTAGAGGACACGTTGATCTTGTCGCAACTAACTAATCCTGTTAGGGAAAACGGTCATTCTCTTGAAGCATGGGGTGAGAAACTTCAGTTCAATAAGATTGACTTCAAAGACTTTAGCCACCTATCAGAAGAGATGGTCACATATTGTAAAAGAGATGTGGACATAACTGAACGGGTATGGATCAACCTTCAACCAGACATGCAAAAGATTGATCGCCGTGCTATTGATCTTGAGTACAAGATACGTGCGTTGGTCAGTCAACAAGAAAGGAATGGGTTTACTCTTGATTTACAGAAAGCAACTAGCCTTACCGCACGGTTACAAGACAAATCATTTGAGTTGGAAAGAGAAGTTCAAACAAGATTTGTTCCTATTCCTGTGGCGGTTAAAGAGGTTACACCTCGTTACAAAAAAGATGGTAGTCTTTCTTCTGTGGGTCTGCGGCATATACAAGACACAACAACAGTTGCAGGACCGCACACTTCGATTGACTATCAAACATTTAACCTTGCCAGTCGTCAGCAGATCGTTAGTAGACTAACTAAATGTGGCTGGCAACCAAAGAAGTTCACTGAAAAAGGACATGCAATCGTAGATGAATCTGTGCTTCGCGGAGTTGATATCCCTGAAGCACAGATGATTGCAGAATATCTTACATTAAAGAAACGTATTGCACAGGTACAATCATGGATTGACGCAGTGCATGAGGACGGCAAAGTACATGGACAAGTTCTTACACTACGTGCTATCTCTGGCAGGATGGCACATCACTCTCCTAACATGGCACAAGTTCCTGCATCTTATTCACCGTATGGTAAAGAGTGTAGGGAATGCTGGACTGTTGGAGATGCAGCTAATGTTCTTGTTGGTTGCGATGCTTCTTCGCTTGAACTACGTGCACTAGCACATTATCTTAACGATCCTTCCTTCACAAAAGAAGTTGTGGAAGGTGACATTCATACAGCAAATCAAAAGGCAGCAGGTCTTGATACACGTGATCAAGCCAAGACATTTATCTATGCTTTCATCTATGGTGCAGGTGCAGCAAAGATAGGTCAGGTTGTTGGCGGTACATCACAAGATGGTCAACGCTTGATAGATACATTTCTTGGTAACGTACCTGCTCTTGCTGTGCTACGAGAAAGAGTTGACAAAGCAAGTCAACGTGGTTATCTTAAAGGTCTTGATGGTAGATGGTTGAAGGTTCGCAATCAACATGCAGCAGTCAATCTTCTTATTCAAGGTGCAGGTGCAGTTATCTGTAAGCAATGGCTAATTGAAATAAATAGTTTGGTGCGGCAGCATCAGGTCAAAGCTAAGTTAGTTGCATCCATACACGATGAGTATCAGCATGAGGTATATAGACCACAAGCTGATAGGTTTGGTGAACTAACAAAACTTGCAATGAAGAATACAGAGAGGAGTTTAAAAATTAAATGTCCACTAGACAGCGAATACAAGATAGGCCAGAACTGGTCAGAGACGCACTAGTTACTCTTACCCCAGCAGAGTTAAAGATAAGTTCTTTTATAGGTAAGTCTCGTAACAAACAGAACAGAAGTTTAGGAGTGTTTGATTCTGCTGTAGCAGAGACTGGAAAGATTGATATACTAGGAGCAGAAGCAGAGTTAGCATTTGCTAAACTATGTAATATGTATCCTATTGATTTTATGATTCTTAGACCACAGTCAAAAGCAAAGGGTACAGATAGTGGAGATTTAGTGCTAGATGGTTTTAATGTAGATGTTAAGACAACGACACACCAAAATGGTATGCTGTTGTGTACATCTAAACACGTTAATGGTATTGATTTGTTTGCTTTAATGGTAAAGAAAGGAGAAGATACGTTTCAACTTAAAGGTTTTATGGTTGCTGCTGAACTAGCAGTTGAAGAAAAATTTGGTAGAGCAGATGGTAAGTTAAGACGACCAGCATACTTTGCCAAACAGAATGAACTTTACAGTTACAAAGACGCTGTAAAAAAACTTAAAAAAAGTGCTTGACTATCTAACTAAGGTCAGGCATACTTCGCAAATCGTTGAATGAAAAGCCACATGGTGTGGCGATTAAACTGAAAGGAAAGTTAACATGAGTGATGTACATATTATTTCTGGCAAGGCTTATTGGGCAAGTGTGATTTCTCCCAATACAACTTACGAACCAGTATACTCTGTCGATGTTTGTTTAGATGATGATACTAAGAGTTTGGTTGAAAGCCTTGGTCTTAACGTGCAGAACAAGGGTGATGATCGTGGAGACTTTGTAAAGATCAAGCGCAAAGTTTATAAGCGTGATGGTTCTGAGCGTCCTGCACCTATCATTAAAGACTCACAGAATAATAACTGGGACGGTAGTCTTATTGGCAACGGTAGTATGGTCAATGTTAAGTTTGCTACATATGAATGGGAGTATAACAAGAAGAAGGGTGTAGCATCTGACCTGATGGGTGTGCAGGTTGTTGACCTTATTTCATACGGTGACAATAATGATTTTTCTGCAGTAGAAGGTGGTTACACTGTAGGAAATAACGAACAAGCAGGTGAAGACGTTCCGTTCTAACCGTCCCTAACACGGGGTTGCTATTATCTTAGAGCAACGATTGCTGACAGGTGTGGAGAGGGACTGTCAGACCATGTAATTAACTCAACAAAGGAACTAGACTATGACTAATGAAGGTAAACTACTTAGTGCTTTGCGTAAGAAGATGCGTGTAACTCGTAAGACTGCCATTCAACGTGGATGGTCAGAGAATCTTACCGCAGATATTTCTCGTCTTCGCAGTCGCGGCTATGACATTGCTACAGTCACCGCTAAAACACCAGAAGGTGAAACGTATACTCGCTATCGTTTGATGGCTGAACCGCAAGCAGCAGCATAGTATAATGACAACAGCACAGAAAACAATAGACACTTTGGTAGAGGACATTTACAGTTTGTTTACCAGTAATGAACCTACAAAAATTCCTGCAAATGTTTTGCAAGAGTTTGCCAAGGATGTTACTGATGCTGTTGTCAATGCTCTTACTGAGGAAAGAAAGCCAAGAAATAATTTAAGATTATCAATGATTGGTCAACCAGCAAGAAAGGTATGGTACTCTGTCAGGTCAACTGAACAGGAAGAGTTAGCTGGTTCTGATTATATCAAGTTCCTGTATGGAGATATCCTTGAAGCACTTCTTGTCTTTCTTTCCAAAGTATCTGGACATAAAGTTTCTGATCAACAGAAACAGGTAGTGTTGAATGATGTTGTTGGTCATCAGGATGCAGTGGTTGATAATGTTCTTGTTGACTTTAAGAGTGCATCGTCATTCTCTTTCAAGAAGTTTACTGAGGGTATGGTATTCAAGGATGATCCGTTTGGTTATGTTGCACAGTTATCTGCATATGCTCAAGCTAACAATGCTAAAGAAGCTGGATGGGTTGTTATTGATAAGACAACAGGCCAGATAGCTTACTGTCCTGTACATCAGATGGAGATGATAAATGCTTCACAAAAGATTGACTATCTTAGAAATGCTATCAAAGATAGTGAACCACCTTCTCGTTGTTATGATGCTGTTCCTGATGGTAAGTCTGGGAATATGCAGTTGGCTACTGGTTGTAACTATTGCGCTTACAAGTTTGATTGTTGGTCGGACGCTAACAATGGTAAAGGACTACGTGCATTCCAGTATGCAAACAGTGTCAAATATTTAACTAAGGTAGATCGTGAACCGAATGTCCCAGAACTACAAGTTTAGATCACGCTCTGAACGTAGAGCAGCAGACTATCTAATAGATTTAAATATTGACTTTGAGTTTGAACCACATTACATTCCGTATATGTGGATCGAGTCAAAGAAATATCTTCCTGACTTTATTCTTCCCTCTGGTATTATATTAGAAGTGAAGGGTAGGTTCACGTTAGAAGATAGAAAGAAACATCTTTTTCTTAGGCAGTCTAACCCTGACTTGGATGTAAGATTTGTATTTGATAACCCTAACAAGAAATTAAATAAAGGAGCGAAGACTACCTATGCAGACTGGTGTAATAAGAATGAATTTGTATTCTGTAAATTATCTGACGGTATTCCTGACAGTTGGTTAAATGAGAGAAGGAACAGAAAAGTTTCTGGTAGAAGTAGAAAGTCTCGTAGAAAACAAAACAACAAGTCCTGAACAGATAATGTTTCTTGGCGTTGTATTGCAAGCAATGCTTGATGCAACCAAACCAGAAAATAATAGAGAATCTAGCGAATCCAAAGCGGCACGCACTGCAGCAAAGGCATGGTTCTTTGCATCTGTAGGTGTGACCGCTGAAGATTTTAATACCGTTTGTGACATAGCAGGTGTAGATGCAGGTTATGTTCGTAGCTTTGCATTCAAGGTTCTGAAATCTAAGGAGATTAAATATGTACGTAGACGTATCAATGCCGTCCTTACATTCGACTAGGAGAAAACAAATGGATAGAGATACAGAGATTGTTAAGATGTATTCTGAACTTCCTAACTTTAAGTTTGATGAAGCAGAATATATAGATGAGATGCATGAGTACATTTCATCTACATACAAAGAACATTATGCAAAAGGTAAATACCAAGCCACAGATATCATCCTTGATAGTGGGCATGGTGAAGGTTTTGTTATGGGTAACATCTTGAAATATTGGAAGAGGTATGGTAACAAGGAAGGTAAGAACAGGAAGGACTTGCTAAAGATTATTCACTATGCGATAATCATGCTTTATGTCCACGATCATGTAACCAAGGGAGAATAGAATAAATGCCTACATTTCGATCCAATGAAAATCCAATGTTCCGTTCTAAGTTTAGTGAAGATATCTTCAAACATAAGTATGCACATCATGGTTGTGAAACATGGTCAAGTCTAGCTTCAGTTCTTGTTGATGACGTATGCTTTCCTTATCTCAAGGAAGATGAGAGAGAACAACTAAAAGAATATATTACTGATCTAAAATTTATACCCGGTGGCAGGTACTTATACTATGCTGGTCGCACCAATAAATTTTTTAACAACTGCTATCTTCTACGTGCAGAAGAAGACACACGTGAAGACTGGGCAAACCTTTCATGGAAGGCAGAGTCATGTCTAATGACAGGTGGTGGTATTGGTGTTGACTATTCTGTTTATCGTGAAGAAGGTAGAGTGCTGGCTGGCACTGGTGGTCTTTCTTCTGGTCCTATACCAAAGATGATGATGATCAATGAGATTGGCAGACGAGTTATGCAGGGTGGTAGTAGACGGTCTGCTATTTATGCCAGCCTTAATTGGAAACACGCTGACATAGAAAAGTTTCTTGTTAGCAAAAACTGGTATGATATGCCAGTTGGTAACACAGAATTTTCTATTGGTCAGATTAAAGAACAA